CTAAACGCAGGCATTGGAACAACTGGTTCAACTGGCATGATTACAGATCTATCTGTGACTGGTGATTTATCTAGAAATGCAATTACACCGAATGATGTTTTAGGTATTAATACAGAGAGATTTTTAGTTCTTAATGTCGATGATGTTAATGATAAGGTTAGAGTCAAAAGACAGTTTGACGGTAGAATCGGATATCCTCCCTCTTTAACTGGTATTGCACATACAAGCACATCTCTAATTACATCTTTAAATCGTAATATCACATTTAATCTAGGTATTAATACTGACATTCAAACTAGAATTAATATTCCTTATTTCTTTAATCCTACAGAAAGTGTTGCAATAGGAACAGCTTCTGGCGTTGGAATTGGATCAACAATTAGTTACTCATACCGAGTTATCGGTGGTGGTTCTACAGAGAGATTTATTCCAACTCAAAGTATCTTTTTACAAGATCACGGATTTGTCACTGGTGAAAAACTCATATATTCAAGTGATGACGGAACTCCTCTTTTAGTTTCTAATGGAATCAATAACGTATCAAACTTTAGATTAACTAATAACTCTCCAGTATTTGCAATTAATCTTGGCAGGGATTTACTTGGTATATCTACAAATCCACTAGGTATCGGTTCAACTGGTTCAATTACTGGTATTGGTTCAACAGCATATCAATTATTCTTTGATGGATTTGGAAGTGGAGAATCTCATAGTCTTACACCAACAAAACCTGAGATTACTGGTTTTGCAGAAAAGGTAGTTGGAACTGTTGTTTGTAAGGAAGCACATAATCTAATTGCAAATGATCGTATCTCAGTGTCTGTGACACCAGGCATCACAACCTCTTTTGATATTCAGTTTGATGATACAACTCGCAGAACATTTATCAATCCTATTAGTTTTGGTGCGGCTGCCGTAAATGTAAACAAAGATCAAATTACACTTCCTAATCATGGATATAAAACTGGCGATAAAATAATTTACAAATCAACAAGTCCAGCGAGTCCATTATTTAATGATTTTACATACTTTGTTGTCAGAATTGATAAAAATACAATTAAATTATCTGAAACTGCTTTTAAATCTAAGAAATTAATACCTGAGTGCATATCACTTACATCAACTGGGTCTGGACACAAAATTGCTCTTATCAATCCACCTCTTTCACTAACTCGTGGATATAAAGTTGGATTTGCTGTATCTGATACATCTTTGACACAAGTTGTATCTGGAAAGAGAACTCAGGTATTTGATTTTGAATTATTCAGAGATACAAACTTTACAAATCCATATTTTAACAATGATAAGGATGATGGATTCCAAGTCATAGGTGTTGGAACTGTAGGAGTTACAACAACTGCAAGAGTTGATTTATCAGTCACACAAAATACTCCAGAAGATTTATTTTATAAACTAACACCTGTAAATTTAAATATCAATGCTCCGTTTAAGAGAAATCCTATTGTTGATACTGATGTAGTTAATCATTCAAGTTTAAAAATTTCAGATAGTGTCTACAATGGTGATTATGTAATTACAGGTATTGGAAGCACCACGTTCTCATTTGTATTACCATCTCAACCAGAAAAAGATGGATATACAAAAGAAGAGGCTACAACTTTAAAATATAACACATCATCAACTAATGCCGTAGGATCTATAAACAAAATTAGAATAATATCAAAAGGTAGAAACTATCAAAATATTCCTGTTGTTACATCAATCGG